TCTGCCCGCCTCTCTCCGACACGCTCCGAGATTCACCAAGACAGTCCGTTTACAGCCAGACCAGTCCAGAATTAACCCGATGGCAGCCCAGCGATCCAAAGCCCTACGAGGGGCAACTAAACCAAGGCTTCATTCAATACCAATTAAGGGCTCAACTAAGCTCGATGATGTAAAGCAACTGTGCGAGATTATAGGCATGCCTTTATTGCCGTGGCAGGAGCATGTTCTCAAAGATATGCTTACCGTTGATAAGAAAGGCAACTGGATTCGCAAGACTAACCTGCTGCTTATTGCTAGACAGAACGGAAAAACTCACTTAGCCCGTATGCTTATCTTGGCTCACCTGCTCAAGTGGGATAGCCGCAATGTACTTATCATGTCATCTAATAGATCGATGGCACTCGACACCTTCCGACAAGTCGCTCAAGTATTGGAGACCAATGACCACCTCAAAGGATTCGTTAAACAGATCAGGTACGCCAACGGTACAGAGTCTATTGAAATGCTTGACGGAAGAAGGCTTGATGTTGTTGCAGCAACTCGAGATGGATCTAGAGGCAGAACTGCCGACTTTCTCTTTATTGACGAGCTCCGAGAAATCAATGAAGAGGGATTTCGAGCCGCTGTGCCTACGACTAGAGCTCGCCCAAATTCTCAGACGCTTCTTACCTCAAATGCAGGAGACGCTTTCTCAGTTGTCCTCAATGGAATGCGAGAACGAGCGTTAGAGAACCCACCTAAGACATTCGGGTACTATGAATACTCTGCTCCACAATACTGCAAGATTACAGACCGCCAAGGTTGGGCTCAAGCTAACCCAGCCCTTGGCTATACGATAAGTGAGGAAGCCCTTGAAGAAGCTGTTGCGACGAGCCCGATTGAAAACACTAGAACTGAGTTGCTATGCCAATGGATTGATTCTCTATCCAGTCCGTGGGCTCATGGAGTACTTGAGGACACCTCAGACGCCTCGCTCACAATTCCGCCAGGTGGCTATACAGTTTTTGCTTTCGATGTATCTCCATCTCGCCGCAATGCGAGCCTCGTTGCTGGTCAGATATTGCCTGATGGTCGAATCGGAGTTGGAATACTCCAAACATGGGAAAGCCAAATCTCAGTCGATGATCTCAAGATTGCTGCGGAGATAAAGGCTCACGCCGACCTATACAGACCGCGCCAAATTTGCTTTGACAAGTACACCAGCCAATCAATAGCCGACCGCCTTGCTAACGCTGGTCAGATGGTTGTTGATATATCAGGTGCTGCTTTCTATCAAGCCTGTACCGATCTAAATGATGCTCTAAATGCTCACCGCCTAGTTCACTCCGGTCAAGAGAACTGGATTCAACAGATGAACAACTGCGCAGCTAAGACCAATGACTCTTCATGGCGCATTGTTAAACGAAAAAGTGCTGGAGATGTATCTGGTGCTATCTCAACAGCGATGGTTGTACACATGCTAAATAAACCACAACAGGTAGCGATGATATACACCGAATGACCTACATGTAGTGTATAATTGACCGCTATGGGTCTCTTCTCGCGTAAGCCGCAAATTCTTGAAGCTCAAGCCGCGCCTCATATTATGGGCGACAATCTAAATTCAATTTACAGCTTTACCTTCCCAGTTATCTCCCGTCGAGATGCTATGAGCGTTCCGGCTCTTAAAAGATGCCGCGATCTACTTTGCACAGTTGGCACAATTCCCTTGGAGTATAAGAAGAAGTCCACGGGCGAGAAAATTGCAGCACCTCGATGGGTATCTCAACTCTCTAAATCACAGCCACAGTTTGTCACAATAAGTTGGTTGGTCGATAGCCTTCTGATGTATGGTCAAGCTTTTCTCGAAATTGTCGAGGTTTATCAGGAAGACAATCGAGGCGCTTCTTTTGAATGGGTATCTAACACACGCGTAACCTTTGATTTAGATGTTCATAATGTATATGTAACCCAGTATTATGTTGATGGCTCACCTCGCCCAATGTCAGGTTTAGGATCACTTGTAACATTCCAAGCCTTCAACGAAGGCATACTTAATGCTGGCTCTCGTACTATTCAATCAGCGATTGACGTTAATAAAGCTGCCGCGATAGCCGCATCAACGCCAATGGCATCTGGCATCTTGAAAAACACAGGCGCAGACCTACCACCTGCCGAGGTCTCTGGACTTCTAGCAGCTTGGAAGCGCAGCCGTCAGAATAACTCGACTGCTTACCTCACTAGCACTCTTGAGTTCCAGCCAACACAATTCTCACCTCGTGACATGATGATGGTGGAAAGCATCCAGAACCTAGCGACAGAAATTGCCCGCCTCTGCGGAATCCCTGCTTACTATGTTTCAGCGGATCAGAACACATCTATGACTTACGCCAATATCTTGGATGAAAGAAAGCAGTTGGTAGCCCTTGCTTTCCAGCCTTACATTTCAGCTATTGAATCTCGCTTGTCTATGGATGATATTTCAACCGCAGGGCATTACGTCAAGTTTGCACTTGATGACTCATTCCTTCGTACAGAACCAATGGAGCGACTTCTTGTAATTGAGAAGATGCTTGAACTTCAACTAATTACAACTGAACAAGCGATGGAAATGGAAGATTTAACTCCAAACGGAAGTGAGACAATATAATGGAAACCTTGTACATCGAAGCCGCCTCTATTGAGTGCAGCGAAGAACGCCGCGAAATCTCTGGCAAAATCGTGCCAATGGGAACTGGTGAAATTGGACAGACCAATCTAGGCGCATACACATTTGCTGCTGGCTCTATCGAAATTGCTGATCCGACAAAGATTAAGCTGCTGTCACAACACGACATGAAGAAGCCAGTTGGTCGCATGACTTCGGCAGAAGTCCGCGAAGATGGCATTTATGCAACCTTTAAGTTGTCACGTTCATCAGGTGGCAACGATGCGCTTGTCATGGCACAGGAAGGGCTTGTGTCTGGCTTGTCAATCGGCGCAGAGATTATTTCATCTAAGCCATCACGCGATGGCTACACAGTCGTAACAGCGGCGAAGTTAAAAGAAGTTTCTCTAGTCACAGAAGCGGCGTTTAAGTCTGCGGAAGTTCTAGAGATCGCAGCAGAGGAAGTTACCCCTGCTGAAACTCCAACTACAGAAAGCGAGACAGCCCCCGTGGAAGAATCAACCACTCCAGCAGTCGAAGCAACACCAGTAGAAGCTGCGGCTGTGGAAGCTGCTCGCCCTACTGTTCAGGCAATGATGTACACAACACCAAGAATTGAAGTTACAAAGCGCAATTACTTGGAAAACACACTTAAGGCTAATGTCTTTGGTGACGATGAATCACGTCAATGGCTACGCGCTGCTGACAACGATCAGACAACAGGTGCAGGATTTATCCCAACACCACAAAGCACACAGCTCCTCAACTTCCTTTCCAACGCAGATCGTCCGATGATTGATTCGGTCTCTCGTGGCACAATGCCAGAGTTTGGAAAAACATTCGAGTTGCCAAAGATTACTGAAGTTCCTCTTGTTGACCAGATTGACGAGAATGGCGCAGTAACAGAGTCACAACTTGAAGCATCATTTATTACAGTTACAAAGAAGTCATTTAAGGGTCGCGCAATTACCACTCTTGAACTTCTTACAAACTCAACACCTGCATTCCTTGATGAACTGCTTGTCCAAATGGAATATGCCTATGCTAAAGATACAGAAGAGTTTGTAACTACAGCAATTCAGGGCGCAGGAACACTTAACGCAACAGCACAGGCTAATTCAGCAACAGGATTGCTAAGTTATGTTGCAAGCGCAGCAGCGGCAGTTTATTCTGCATCACTTGGCTTTGCGCGGAACATGATTGTTACTCCAGAACAATGGGCTAACATTATGTCGTACAACGATGCAGGACGCCCAATTTACATTGCTGCAAATCCTCAAAATAATGCCGGAGCGCTATCACCTACAAGTTTGCGCGGCAACGTAGCCGGACTTGACTTGCGCGTATCTCGCTACATGAAGGGTTCTGGCGGAGTTGGCACAGCCGATTACTCAATGGCTGTAATTAACCCAGATGCTTACACATGGTATGAGGGCGCTCGTCAGCAACTTCGTACAAACATTAACTCTGACGGAACTGTAGATATTCTACTATTCGGTCAGGGCGCACTTGCCACTAAGTTAGCGGCTGGCGCAAACTGGTTTAACCTAACCTGATAACACCCTAAGTCGCTTGGCGGGTTACCAGAGCCCTTGTAGCCCGCCAAGTCTTTAGAAAGGATAACAATGAGCATCACAACAGTCGCAGAGCTTCGTACCGCACTAGGTATTGGAACTCTCTATACTGATGCCGTATTGCAGTCAGTCTGCGATGCCTCTGATGATGTCTTGTTGCCTTTTCTATGGACAAACGTACTTCCAGCAACAGGTCATTCTAATAACGGCACAGCAGGGGTCTTATACTTCAACGATTACGTTGAGGACGTTTTCTATGTCGGGCAGACAATTACAGTCACAGGTTGTGGATCAGCTTTTAACGGCTCAAAGACAGTCAATGCAGTCAATGGAAAAAGCATTGACATTACAACAACTCATGCGGCTAATGTCGTTAAGACTTTTCACCCAATTTACCCTTATGGTCAGGTAGCGGCAACTACTTATACAGATTACTCAAGCAAGCCAGCAGTACAGGAAGCTAGCCTTATGATTAGCGTGGCTATTTGGCAAGCGCGTCAAGCGCCAACAGGTCAAGGCGTATCTATTGACGGCTACGCTCCAAGCCCTTACACAATGTCTAATCAGCTTATGGCTCGCGTTAGAGGATTACTAGCACCATTCCTAAGCCCTAATTCAATGGTGGGCTGATGCCAGCGATAACCACTTTACGAACTTCTATAGCGTCTGCACTTACTGACAATACTAAGTGGAGCGTGTTCTCGTTCCCACCTGCTACGCCTATTGCTAACAGCCTTATTGTCAGCCCTGCTGATCCATACATCACGCCTACAAACAATGACCGCACATCAGTCGCGCCATTAGCCAACTTTACTATTACCATCCTTGTGCCATTACTGGACAATCAGGGAAACCTTGCAGGAATTGAAGATGATGTGGTTCGAGTCTTTCAGCTCTTGGATGCCTCA